ATTTCTATCGACGCGATTGTATCTGTTATGGCAGTCGTGTCTGTGTTCGAAGCGAATACAACTCCCGCCGTAACAAGTCCGCCAAACAGTGCCAGCTTTCCTGCGTGTTCCCAAACGATAGGTTCATCTTTCGCACGGCGTTCTAGTGCGTAAACTATGAATGCAACAATCGCAACTCCCAGGGATGCAACAATGAGCATCATTCTCTTTATTCGGCAACACAAATATTCTTTACAGGTTTAGAACGAGTTGGTCTGCAATTTTAGCTTCAATTTCTTTCAGCGTATCTTCTTCCTTCGGTTTGTCCTCTTCAAATGTGTCGACTTCAATTTCGGCTACATCATCGCTTAATTGAAGAGGGGGTTGCTCTTCATCGTCGGAGTCTTCATCCACCTCGGACTCCTCTTCAAACAAGACGTGCTTTGGTGATTCGGTAGGAGGGGCGGGTTCAGTTCGGGTAGCAGAAAATTGCTTGGCGATTGTCTGCCAGGGCAGGAAAGAGCAAATCACGTGTTCTAAGCAGTCCGAAATAAGTTTGTCGATTTCCCGGCGGTTTCGCGCCTGCTGCTCGCTCGAGACACCAACCGTCTTAAATAAATAGGCAACCTGCCAAATCTTTCTTGCAGATTGGATGTATAATTCGTGAACGAACTTTTCCATTGTTGGGCGGTCAAATTCTAAGTCGATGTGTGCGGATGAACCGCGATACTGCAGAGAAGCAAATGACTTCATATATGATATAAAAACACCCATCAACAGATCATCAAGGTATGAGCACTTGGTAGTTTTCACGAGACGCTCGACTTCGGTTGTAAGCGTCGAATCATTCCATTCTGGTATCTTCGTAAGCATATTTTGAAACGTACGCAGCACCTGGTCTGGCTGACCATTTCGATCGCATAATTCCTGCGATGTCTTGTGAATACTCCAAAACCCCTCTGATATGGGATGAATAAGTAAACTACTCAAATGATCCCGAAGATGCGATTTCGCAAACTCAGCTTCGCTCATTTATTCACTAAACCTGTAAGTTTCTCTGTAATTGAGACGCATAATCCCAAAAACGGATTTTGGCTACCAACTGTGGTATGTGGTACGATCGAAATGGAGCCCTATATCAAGCTGATCAGCACTGGTATCGACACCGAGAACAAGAAGTTTATCGATAAAATCGACTATGACGGTTATGAGTTCTCGTTCGTCGTATCGGCTGTAGATATCGAGAAGACGTGCGATGATTTGGATTTATTGTTCACTACTCCGTCCCTGAGTATGTATCCCAATATCGCAAATATGCAGTACTGGCAGTTCAAGTTCTACGACGATAAGGGGCGCGTGTGCGTTGTGAGCAAGACGGGTGAGAACATCGAGTTTGTGCTGCCACGCTACAAGCCGATTGTGACTGACGTGAGTTCGGGTGTCCTATACCTGCGTAGCTTTCACGACTCAGCAAAGTGCCTTCTAGTCGAAGTTCACAATCCTCTCAACACTGCACAAATCGTCTCAGATGACGAGTAAATAAATAAAAATAAAAAAAAGGGGAAAATATATCATATTTTTCTCAAGGAAGAACCAAATCTACTATTGTGGTAGCAGGCTGGTTAGTTCCAAATAATTTTATTATATTTTGCAATTCGCGTCTCGGCACGGCATTATCCTTGCAATACCGAGTAATCGCCTTGTAAAGATGGAAGCCGTGATATCTATCGTGTTCCGGCTCGGTTTTTCCAAACAACACAGACGTCCCATCCTCCTGAGTTGTCCACGCGATTAATGTGTGAAAAATAGGATTTGATTTGTAGTCATCAAACTTGGGTCCTTCTGGAAATAAGTCCCAAAATAACGATGTTGCAAGGCGGACTAAATCGAACGATGGATTTGGTTTGATAGTTTCGAATGATTGTACTCGGAACGGATCGATATTGTACTGTCCACCGGCTTCTTCGCTCGGCGAAAAATGATCACTTACAAATGTTTTTGGCTGCTTCATTCCTGCAACACGAATGCTGCCGATTCCGCGTTCGAAATCTATTAGTTTGATAATGTATCCATAAGTAGGTACTTTGAATATTTGTCCGTCTAAACTGTAGGTTATGAACTCTTTATCTGACTTGGTATACATAATATTGTTCGAATGAAGATCGTTATGTACGAATCCAAATGTTCGCTGTGCAAATGCGAGTGCAAACAAAATTTGAGTTAACCAAGCGATATGCTTAGAAGAGTCTGTTTCCTTTGACATCAACTCATACAATGTTCCTTCGCATTTTTCCATTACTGTGATTTGAACTGGAACATTTGACATTGTAGCCCACGCAAAATCATCATCTTCTTCCAGTTCTTCTGTCATATCTCCATCATCATCGTCCTCACACTTGCACGAACGAATACCAAATAAATATGATGTGGATGCATTGGACGAATCGGTTGATTCAGTATCCATCTCATCTTCATTTTCAAATAATGGCTTCATTTCGGACATTTGTATTCCGGCATCTTCGATACCTTCTAATTCTGAAACGCCATCTAATGTGATTTCATCACCCAATTGGACAGCTACTCGTGCATTTCTTGTATGTTTAAATTCAGCACTTGTTTGGAGATGATCCGCGAGGCGAAGATCAAATGTCTTTCCTATATTTTGAGAAAACCAAACGCGATCCACTAAATCGGGATAATCATCAGAAATATTTATAGTATGTTTCTTTGCAATACCTGTGTGTACACCATACACTGTTGGAAAATGTATGCATTTACTTTGGGAAAACACACTTGCAAACAGACTGCCTACATACGCTCCGTTGTGGGGCAACTGAATCTTGTCATTAATTTCCTTTCCGAGTTCACTAGTCGTGGGCAGTCCAATATGGCTTCCAAAATCACCACGCATCCATTTCAAGGGACTTACCAACATAGTCTGTTTGATATGAATATTTCTGGTATGACCAGAACTCGTAATTATTTGATTGGATGATATCACCGATTGGATCTCATCGTCAAACTTAATGCCATAATCTCGAACATTATCAACTTGTTCTATCTTAAACAGCAGTTCTAAAGATGGAAAAAATGGCTGAAGATTATCAATCCCCCAATGTGTAGAAATTGCATTCCGCAAGCCGTGTATATCCCGGTACTTATGGACTTGAATTGCTAATGGAATACTTTTCAATTCGCCTTGGGGCTTACGCTTACCCATTCTTATACCTCGTGTATAAATCAAAACTTAAAACTTCACGCATATTAGTAATGAACTTTCAAATTAAGAAGTTTAACATGGATGTTATCCGTGATAGATGTGAAATAGATTCACATAAATCTCCAATGATTGTCTTAATTGGCAAAAAAGATACCGGTAAATCATTCTTAGTCCGGGATATTCTTGCAAATACTCAAAGTTGTTTTCCCATAGGAACAGTGATATCCGGTACGGAAGTGGCTAATCCCTTCTTTCAAGATATGGTTCCATCTAAGTTGATTCACGATAAGTACACCCCGAACATTGTTATGAATGCTATCAAACGTCAAATGACAATCAAGCAGAGGCGTGAACACGAGAAGAAGGCTCGCGGTGGCAATTCGGGACTTGACCCACGAGCTTTCCTAATATTGGACGATTGCCTCTACGATAAAACGTGGATTAATGAAGAATCAACTCGCTATGTTTTTATGAACGGGCGCCATATTGATATGGTAACATTGATCACTATGCAGTACCCACTGGGTGTGTCCCCCAATTTGCGAACCAACATCGATTTTGTATTCATTTTGCGTGAGAACAATATCAGCAATCGTAAGCGTATTTACGATAACTACGCCGGTATGTTTCCTACGTTTGAAATGTTTTGTCAATTTATGGATCAATGTACGGAAAATTATGAATGCTTGGTTATCGCAAATGGTGTTCAGTCTAATAAACTAGAAGACCAAGTGTTTTGGTATAAAGCCAGCGCCCATCCACCTTTTAAGATGTGCGATGATTCATTGTGGGCTGATAACAAGCCATTTTCGAGTACTTTACTTGCAGCAGATGAGTTCGATCCGGCTGCGCTGAAGAAGAAAAACGCAGGACCGTGGGTTCACGTTAAAAAGGAACATTAGTGCTTGCGACGGGTCTTACGTGACTTGCGGGACTTGCGGGACCGGGTCTTGCGACGACGTCCGCGACCCATTTCTACTTCAACAACCGCTGGGGCACGGGGTTCATCTGTAGCCTGCATCTTTCCAAACAGATCGGAAAGATCAGTGTTAATTTCCTTGCGAAGTACGCGAAGCTTCTTGCGACGTTCCTTACTCTCTGCGTCCTGTGCAAGCCCCTGGCGATACTGCTCGCCTTCTATTGCCATCTTACGCTTGCGGGAAGGGCGATCCGACATTTATATACTAATTATATTTTATAGATCACGGGGGGGTCCACCTTCCGCTGGGTGAACTGGGGTATCCAGGATCTGCTGCACCTCCGCAGTATCAACTACACCAGCATCCTGCAGAGCCATTCTGCGACGCGCCTCATTCTCCTCACGCTGCTTCTTAATCTTCTCAGCCTTCTCGTCCTCGAAGAATAGCTCCTTGTTCACCTCATTCTCCTTGTACTTACGCATCATCTCGTTGAGCTCCTTCTCGGCATACTCAACCTCTGGCATCATATGCTCAGAAGGATCCCACGGCAGCCACGTGCCGACCTTTCCTAGGTACAAGTTATCGCGAGGATGGCGGCGCTGCAGAACGCGTGCAAATGTTTGAGCCTCCTCCAGGTTCGCAAAGACGCGGCGAATCTTTACTCCACGGACGCTGGTTTGGAATCCAATCTTCTCTGAAAAATCATTCTCAACCTCCTTCTCCTTCTTGAGAAGGAACACCTGGTACTGTTCGTGGATATCGGTCTTCTTAATGTCCTCGTTGTGTACCTTGGTGAACGCCTGCAGATCAGCAAACAGGTCCTCGACCTTCAGATTGTACTTCTGGGCAAGATACGAGTTATACTTCTCAATGCCCTTGATCTTCCAATCATACTCGAGCCACTCAACAAACTGCTCATTGATAAATTCCTGCTTCTGCTTCAGCACCTTCTCTGGCGAAATGAACGACATAATCGCATAGCGCTGGGTAGGAATCTCGGGGTCCTCTTCTAGGTAGTCGATGGGACCATTTTCGTCAATCTTGGGAAGCTCTTCGCGACGGATAGGCATTTGTTTATAGATGACAACGTGTATTAAAATAGTTAATTACACGCAAAAAGCTTTTTAAATTTTTAGGGTGGTTTGGCACTATTCTAGTTTACTTGAAGTCACAATTCCAGTCTATGATGTGACCAGCGTTCATAATCTCTTCGAGGTACCAATTTGGTTCCTCGTCTTCATCGTGCCAATGTGCGTCTCCGAAGTCAATGATCCAAACCCGACCGTTCACTTCGACGAAATTTCTTGGCCATACATCGACATAATCAATTCCCAACACGGTATACATATACCAAAGAATCGACCACATTTGAGACAAAATTTTCGGAGGGATACATTCAATATCTTCTCCGTAAGTATCGCCGACATTCATCGATTCTAAATCCTCCATATCGATGTAAGTTTTATTATCGGTACTAATCACTTTCGGTGCCAAGCCATACTTGGAAACTTCTCGCTGCAACTCGGCTTCATTGATAATATAATCAGCATCTGTCCCCGCCGGGAATGTCTTACGATATACTGCCATCTCTAACCCCAACTCATTTACCATAAACAAATCCGTTTTTGGGGTTATACAAAGACCCATCGTATGCGTGACGCGAACACATAACTTTGCTGTAGGTGTTTATTTATGTCCGCGAGTGTTTCGCACATTGTGAGTAGATGCGAGACAGTGCTGTTGTTATGCGATAGATAGATTGGAGATTCGATATCTATCTGAATGTCAGTTATAAACATACCGCGTGGTTCTGCAAGATTCCTGCACCGAACATCTGTCGCCTCCTCGAGTGGCGTTTCATCTTCTCCGAGTTGAACGTCAAATCCGCGGCTCAGTCTGGCGAGTATTTCGGGGATAGGCGCGTCCAGTGGTAAATTCACAAGCGACTGCTGGGTTGGAGTTTGAACTTGAATACCACTTGCAGCAGTTAAATTGCGATTTGCAATTTCATTGAATTCACCATATTTCTCCGCGAAAGGTATTACTGAGAACAGTGGCTGTCCGTTCGTCACATTCTTCGCGTGGCGTAAATATTTCAAGAATGGACCAAATGTTCCAGCCATGCGTTCATCGTCGAAGTATATAAATTCATAAAATTTACCACCGTGGCGATCGCAGAAGGTTTGATCGTTTACGACTTCACGATAGCCATCTGGTGTGCGTTCACTGGCTGCACCCTGTTCGCGAGCACCTTCTTCAGACGTCAAACACGCAGGGTGCTCGATAATACTATCACAAACATCTGCGTCTTCTCCGCTGTGAAATTGTAAATACTTATTCGTCAACCATAAATATTCAATTGGTAACTGAATCAGAGATGCACGCATTGTAAAATTCTTCTGCATAAACATCATTGATAAAACACGGTCGTCTGCCTTCTGTTGGCTTTCGGGTAACGAAGCAGCCTCGATCCACTCGTCAAGGAGACGGTGAGACATAGGACTATTTGCAAAATACATTGTACCCCCGGATGTTTCGAATATATAGGGATCGAAGCACGCAACTGTCTTATAATCGGAAGACGAGCGCGGGTCAATGTTCCAACCCTGTCCCATATAGTCGACATTTTTGATTTCGAACAGGTAAGGGTATTTATTTATAAACATATCTCCGTCAATGTACACAACAGCCTTTCCTTGGCACACTTCTAGGCATTTTTTAATGAACAACGGTTTACCATTAATACCTTCTTGATACTGGCTTCTGTCAAATGGGTACATTGTTGCAACATAATTTACACCAATCTTACGGCATTGTGTTTCCCAAATGGCAATCATCTCATCGAATGTGATGCGTTCACGATATCTCCCACTTGCCTTTATCTTAGTAATTTCTGCTTCATATCGAGTAGCGATAACATTTTTGATGTGATCTTTTGCATAGTATTCATCTAAATACGCTCTCAATTTGTTATCTTCTTCTTTCAGGCGCGCTTTCGTTTCCGGCGTGGGGTTATTCTCATTTTCAATATCAACAACGTTGTACTGAGCACGAAGTTCCTGATAGTCCGTATCTTCTTCTTCTAATTCGCGACGTAGTTGTAGCTTAATGGCTTGAATAGTATCGTCGTAGCACGGTAGCTGAGTGTTGCGGTTAGTGTTGCCCGTCCCCCACCAATACGTAGCAACTACAAAGTTACTATTTGGGTTAACGTTCAAATTTGGCTTGATCTCAATAGAGTTCATAATATCCACAATGTCTTGTCGAATACCACCCTTCATCTTGCGAAGCGTGCGGCGGCGACGTGATCGTTTACTTTCTGTTCGCCTTCTTCCCATCTTGTCATATTATAAATATTTTCTCTCTTGAATTCTATAAATGCCTGAACAGAAGTCCGCCCCACCTGGTGTTGACATGAGTGACTTAGTGATGCGCCTTGTAAAGTATGCACTTGAGGGTCTAGCCGTGGCGATCGCCGCCTACCTCCTCCCTGGGAAGGTGATGAAGCTATCTGAGATCGGTATGATTGCTCTCGTTGCTCTGGCGACCTTCGCGATTCTTGATGTGTACGCCCCGTCGGTCGGTTCCTCCGCCCGCAGTGGTGCTGGCTTCGGTATCGGCGCGAACCTGGTCGGCTTCCCCCGCCTATAAGTTTTCACCGAAACCACATAATATACTGAATGAATAGCGTTCGATATAATGGGATTTGGTATAAGGTTATACCAAAACCATACGAACCGGATAGGCAGACAGCTGAAATCAGTTGGAGACTTATCCGTGAGCCACTTGTACTCTCCCCCGAAGCATATCGTAACTGGTATGCGAACGAGCAAAGAAAGGTAAAAGTTTTATACCCTTCTTTTCGTAAAGATGGGGCTTGAAATCCTATTCATTTTACTTGGTTGGGTAGCACTTGGCTTTATAGGATACACCATATATATGACAGTAAAGTTACAACTCTATCCAGAGGAAGTGCATGTAGATAAAGCACAAGTTGGAAATGCACCCGTCGGACAGCCATCCACTGGACCTACACTTCCTTCCACACGCGATGCGAGATTCTTATTCTTTTTCGCACCGTGGTGTCCTTGGTCTAGAAAAGCCAAGGTGCAATGGGACGCATTTACCACCGAAGTTAAGAGATACCCTGCAACATATGGGGGTAAGCGAGTGAGTTTAGAAACTATTAACGGAGACCAGAGTCCAGATCTGGTAAAGGCGTATAATATCACCGCCTATCCGACATTTAAGTTAGTTACATCCGACGGAGTTACTGAAATGAACGGTCATCCCAGCCCCGATGGATTCAAGACATTAATGATAAAGACCCTGGGACCCGAGGAACCCGCTAAAATCGCGTGAAGCGCTATCTAATATATGATCGATATCATGCTCGGCTAAATCGGAATCTGCAGTTAACTTGGGATAGCAAATTTGCAAAGTAGTATTGCTAGCTTGAGATTTTTGAAACCGATCCATAATCATCGAATATACAGCTCCGGTATAGTCGAACGGAGAAATATAATCAATAACGGAAGGCGTAATAATACGCTTGCCTTTTTTGGTCAGTGAAATCGATAGTGTATTTGCAGGAACAACGGATGCAATACACGGGGACAATATGTCTCCGTCAATATACAGTTGTCCGTACAGTTCAATAGGGCGAAACAGTACAGGGATACAGCACGAGCATTTGAGAGCATCCAATACACCAATATTTCCTGAAAAAATTGTGGGTTTCCCACGTGTTATATTTGATGCAATTATATGCAGTGGCATATGCGCTTGGTTGAGCTTTTTATCGCGTATTGAAATATTGTTTGTTTCGAATAACTCGATTATACGTTTTTCAAATGTATCCATTTCATACATACCCTTTTTGCTGAATACTTTAGGGATATTGTGCACATCAAATGCTGGGGGTATGAGTGAATCTATAGATGAATATGTTTTAATAAAATGCAACATTCCATCTAGTGGTACTTTGAATGCAACACACGTTGCAATAATTGCACCTACAGATGATCCATAAATTCCGTCTGGAAAATCAAGTGGCTGTGTTTTTGCCAATTCTCGCAAGACTCCGATATGCAAAATACCTTTTGCACCTCCTCCTCCAAGTGCTATTCTGCGTATTGATGTATACATTCTTTTAAGTTATACAATACAGATATGGAGAAAGCCTCTGATATAGTTAGGGAACAGGAAGAGCGGAGAGAGAATCGTATGGCAGCAATGGGTCCAGTAATTACCCAAATTCAAGCGAAGATACGCCAGCAGGCGGTACACAGTCCAAATGCCCCATATATTGTGTATGAGGTACCAACTTACGTATTTGGTTATCCACTGTACCCTATAAAAGATGCATTTGATTTCCTGATACGCGAATATTCCAAGGCGGGTTATTGGGTATGGATAGTTGAAAATAAATACCTGTTCATTTCCTGGCTAAAACCGGTAAAAGGTCGCGACGGGGGGCGTCCAATGCTGATGACAAATTATCGTCCAATGGCATACGATCCTACAACATTGGCATTTTTACCAAATGAAAGATAAGGATGGCAGGCACAGAATATATTCCGCGTATTGTATTTTACGTGCTTCTCATCGTTATGCTCGAAACGATGGCAATGTCGTGCTTTAAGAAAAGCTTAAAGGATTATCGGTTCTTTTTATTGGGTATCGTATTTTATGTAGGAGTTGGGTTTATGTTGTGTCAAACGTATCATTACACAGGTATGGCTATGACAAACGCTCTGTGGTCTGGATTATCTGTAATGGCAACTACATTTGTAGGCGTATTGATGTTTAAAGAAGTACTACATATACACGATTACTTTGCAATACTCGCAATCGGATCCGGTGTAATGATTTTGAAATTTACGGATTAGCGCCGCTTCTTCGTCTTTCGTCGTTTGCCACCAACCACACCCCGGACTGATTCAATAGGTAATCCATATAAATTTGCAATTACAGTCGATTCTTTCAACCAACGTGCCTCGCCATCTGCTCTGGCTTTTGATATCTTTTCAGGATCGGTTTTGAATAACTTAGCAATATTTTCGGTTTGACTTTTATTAATGTTGTACCGATTTTGAATATACAGCCGAGTGATATTATCTATTTGACTTCTAGCAGAGAAGTCCATTTGATCGAATCCACTAAATCCCACAAATTTTCCAACAGTTACATTATGTGATTTCCCTTCAATCGTTATTGTCTTCTTACCTACAAGCGAAAACTCTGCATTGCTCGGAATCAATATTTCTTCTTCTTCTGGAACTTTAGATATAGATTTTAAGTCCAAGAAAGGTGTCCCTGCTGGTAATTCTAATTCATATAAACAGCATTTCGTAGATTGTGAAAACCCGGCTGCAGTTTCAGGATTCAAAGATGTTCCGGTGAATCCTTTCATTACAAATTTGCCATTTTCAATTGGAATTTCATAGTCCCCCGTTCCGCGGTATACTCTGAGTGGATTGGCTGACTTGGGGGCAGCAAGAATAAATGCATTCAAGTCATCTACAAATTGTTTTACATTGCTATCATTTTTCCCAATAGCAGCATATGATTTCGGAGATGGTCTGCGAATGTACTCATTGAATTTCACGAATTTTGCTGAAAAACCAGTATAAAACATAAGTGACTGGTACTGTGGCGTATCCTTCATCGCCTTCAAATAAGATTTGTGTTGATCCATTATACAAAGTTGTGCGTTTATTTACGTGAAAAATGGAATCAGGACTATACAGACCATTGTATCAGAATGGACTGTAAACACCAAAACTTATCAATCGAAGACGGACAACACGTTTGCATAGAATGTGGGACACTGCTGGATCAATATATCGACGAGGGGGCAGAATGGAGGCAATATGAAGACCACAAAGGTGAGGATCAAAGCAGAACAGGATTTGCCACATCTGATTTGCTACCCACTTCCTCATATGGATCAGTAGTTTCCCACCGGGGGATTTCATCAACAAATGTCGTAATGAAGAGTATTCAGCGACTGTCGTGCTGGTCTCTGTTTTCGAATAGCGAGCGCAGTTGGATGGGTATATTTGATGCAATTTCACTATCGTGTACTCACGCTGGGTTGCCCAAGGCAATCATTCAGGAAGCGTGTGCACTATACAAGCAATTGGAAGACGCACAGAAGGTTCGAGGAGAAACGCGTCGTTCTTGTATGGGCGCCGCTGTGTTCGTAGCCTGTCGTAACCAAAATGCATCTCGAACTCACGAAGAGATAGCCAATTTATTTCAGGTAAATATTCGCGCACTTTGTAAAGCAATCACTCGGTTCGAACAAACAGATAACAGTGTTCTTGATACGCAAATTGGTCTAGCAGAGCGGCTATGTTCCAGCTTGAACTTGAACGATACGCAGCGCGATAACATAATGAAGATGCTGCATATCATCGCTTCTAAGTCGGAAGATGAATTCGAACATACACCCAAAACAATCGTTGCAGGGGTTATATCATTCGTAATGGGTTGTACGAATAAGAATCAAATGAAACCGGTATCCGATGCAAGTGGTGTATCTACGCTGAGTATTCAAAAAATTGTGACCAAACTCAAAAACGTGATATAAACCATCCAATAGTAACATTTGTACCTGAAGGAGGACCGTTTTCTAAGTGTACTACGAACTGCCCATTTTCTGGTACAATATACGACGGGTAGTATCCCAACGTATTGGCGGTCAACGTAAATGCAAAAATTATACTATTGGCAGTCACACGCGAATGTTCAACGATCGTGTCCTGGGCTGATGTTACAAACGTTCCGGTTTGAGTAGTATTTGGGACGGTAGGCGTACCAGCCGTTGTCGAGTTTCCACTGAAAATAATATTATGAACGTTTACTAGGTCTGTTTTTGTAACGTATCCACCGCTTCCGTCATTTACAATTTTTGGCACAATAATGTGCTGAAGTATATTTTTAACCGTCGTCGTATTTGTGTATGGATCAGTCACTTCCATGTTTGTATTTAGAAAACGGAAACGATTTAACCTCTTTTCCTGAACACTAAATATGGAGCCTCTATTCGACTCGTCTGCCACGACTCTCGGTGCACGCTATACTCTGTTCCCAATCTCCCCGTACGAAAAGGATTTGTACCATCTGTACAAAAAAGCAGTTGCTTCTTTCTGGACTGTCGAGGAAATTGATTTCTCGAAAGATAAGGATGATTGGGCGACTTTGAGTGATAACGAGCAGTATTTTATCAAGCAGGTTCTCGCATTCTTTGCGGGATCCGACGGGATTGTTCAGGAAAATTTAGCGACCCGCTTTCAGCGAGAAATTCAATCACCGATTGCACGTCTATTTTATGGTCTCCAAAATGCGATGGAAGGCATCCATAGCGAGACGTATTCACTACTCATTGACCAATACGTAAAAGATAAAGATGAGCAGAACAAATACTTTCGGGCGATTGACGAGATCCCGTGTATCCGCAAGAAAGCAGAGTGGGCTCTGAAGTGGATCGAGTCGTCTGAAGATTATGCGACCCGCCTGCTGGGGTTCGCGTGTGTAGAGGGAATCTTCTTCAGCGGATCATTTTGTGCGATTTACTGGGTTAAGAAGCGTGGACTTCTACCTGGACTAACCTTCTCGAACGAACTCATTTCGCGAGACGAAGGGCTTCACACAGAGTTTGCAGTAACCCTGTATCACAAACTCGTAAACAAACTCTCGAAGGAACGTGTACACGAAATCATTCGAGAGGCAGTTGAAATTGAATCAGAGTTCATTTGCTCTGCATTGCCGTGCTCGCTAATCGGTATGAATTCGCGAGATATGAAAGTATATATTGAATTTGTAGCAGATCGTCTCTCCCAGCAGTTGGGGTGTGGTAAGATTTATAATGTCCAAAATCCATTCGACTTTATGGAGTTGATTTCGCTAGAGGGAAAGACTAATTTCTTCGAGAAGAAAGTGAGCGAGTACTCGAAACCTGGCGTCGGAATGAACGCGAACGATATGGAAATTCGATTGGATGAGGAGTTCTAACGAGTATACTTTGCAGCAATATATCCGACCCTATTTGTCATCACTTTAGTGGTTGGGAGTTGACGAATCAATGACGTGAATTTATTATTGGATGCAGCCGAAGACAAGAAATCTCGCACACCGGCTGTGGGAATAAACGGCTGATATAAATGGCTCAGAGGCTTAACCGTATTTTGAGGCGTTTGTGCCTGAGCCGAAGATAACTTTTTCAGTCGAGTGAAAGCAGACGCATCGGGAGTACTTACGGGCATTTGTATTGAAAACGGAAAAAGGTTTCACAGAAACATTTGGACTATATACAAAATGAAGCTAGCTACGCTTGTGCTGTTCGTGTCGTCCGCACTCGCTGCTAATCTTCGCGGAGAGGTTTGCCGTCCGTTAACCGAGGATCACACAGTCGATATTCTTCCTCGCCTCCTAACCGTAGAAACATCGTCAGGAAGCGCGTCAGTTACCGACACACCTAGTTATTCACAAACATCCTCGCCGAGCCCATCTGCATCGTACTCCCCTTCTCGTACACGCCCTCAACCGCCTAGCCGAACGCGTAGTCCTTCACGAACTCGAACTATGTCAAAGACACGCACTCGCACTCGCAGCGGCAGCCGCAGCCTCTCGCGAAGCCCTTCTCGTACACCGACTAAAAGCCGTTCACGCTCAAAGTCTCGCGCAAATAAGCCAAAACTGTAAAGTCGTTAAAACTTTAAGAATAGATACTGCAAACTAACTAAATGGACCTAACATACGCTACAATCATTCTACTCGCCTCTATGATTTTTGTCTTATCTGCGATGGTGGGTTATCTCTACTGGCAGCAGACTCGGATTAGCCAGAACGTGCAGTCGCTCGGTATAATCGTTTCTACTCTCGCAAGCCCTCCGCAGGAAACGGTCGAAGTCGAGCAGGAGGTGGTCGCTGAAACTCAGGCAGTCGATGTTCCGGTAGTCGAAGAGGAAGACGATCGTGTATCTGTTGAGCACGTTTCGGAGCCGCCACCAGCCCCCGAAGTGGATATTGACGACCTGCAGGAGAAGACATCTGCTCAACTTCGCGAACTCCTAACACAGAAGGGCATTCCCTACGGAAAGCGCGATTCGAAGACCGTGCTGATCGAGCTGCTGAAAGCGACTGCTTAAACATAAACTGGGTGAATTAGATAATGAAATTGGTATCTTTCGATGTTGGACTACGTAACCTTGCCGTGTGTGTCACAGAAGGAACTTCACGTTCCAATGTAAAAATTTTACATTGGGAGGTAATTGATGTTATGGCAGAATCGGTTGGACTTGATAATCCAAAGTGTCACAAATGTAAGAAAGCAGCTAATTGGGTGAATAATGGCAAGTATGCGTGCAAGCCGCACACAAGTATTACTGGTAAGCTACCAACCAAGAAATCGCTCAACGAAAAGACTATCGACGAGCTTAAGCAAACATCCGCCTCCCTGAAGTTGAGTGGCAAGACCAAGAAAGAACTCGTGGATTCTATTTATGAACACTATAAGACCAATACCTGGACACGATGTGTGAAATCTACTAAACAAGTTAGTGTAGTTGACTTGGCGTGCCCTATTGCAAAAGCACTCGAATCTCGTCGATCTATTTGGGAAAATTCAGATTTAATTGCCTTTGAACAGCAACCGGATAAGCGGATGCTCTGTGTACAAGCGATGCTTCATATGTGGTTCGTATGCAATGGATACAAGTGTAAGGGTGTCAGTGCAATTCATAAATTGACAAATATTATTACGCTGCAGGATTCTACAAAAACATATAAAGGACGTAAATCTACCGGAATCGTTCACGCACAGGAATTGGTTAAGGATAAGGCTTGGAACGAATTTATGATGAAACACCCTAAGAAGGACGATTTAGCGGATTGTTTCTTGCAAGGACTGTGGGTGCTGGAACATTGATGCGTTCTAGTTTTCATAACTGACTCGATTAGATACAACAAATGGACGCACTTGGAGCTGATTTTTTAATGAATCCTCAGCAGCTGAATGCACCCGACATGAAGCTACCCGAGCTAGACTCGATTGAATTACCCACTATCAATTTTGACGCTTCCGATGCGCCACCGGCTCCTAGACTATTCCCAACTGTAGATGAAGTCGGTCCGATGCAGACAAATGAGGGGCTCCGCAATATGAACGCAGAGCAGTTCCGCCCGGCTCCTTCCAATCACCGTATGTCGGAGGAGCACGTTATGAAGGAGAAGTACGAAACGCTTCGTAAGTTTGAACGTCTACAGAAGCTGGGTGTTCCTATGCGCAAGCGTTTTACTCTCGATTCACCGCTGGAGGAGATGAAGATGGAACTAGAGTTTATGCGCCGCGAGAAGCAGATGGATCAGACTATCAAGCAGTTTTGCGATTGGTACATCACCGGTATGTCTGCTATGGAATGGTCATCTAAGAACGTGAATATAGTAAAGGCATTTGGTCTCAATTTGGATGGTCTATCGGAGTCTGCGCAGATGAACGTGGCTGATATGGAGGAAGATTTTGAGGAACTGTACGATTTGTACGGAGACAAGATGAAGATGCATCCTCTCGTCCGTATCCCTATTCGTACCTGTATGATGGTGTATATGGTGCACTTAACAAATCAGATGGCTCGTAAGGCGCCCATTCCCAATATTGATGAGGTTCTGCGTACGAACCCCGATATTGCTCGCCAACTTGCGACTGCGGCAATGCAGCAGCAGACGCAATCAATGAAGTCAAATGCTCAGGCTCCAAATCTGGTACAGCCACCGCCCCCTTCAGCCAATCCACTT